CTACAGCTTGGATTGCTCGGTGTCAACGGTTCCTCCTGACAACATTTTGACAACATTCCCGCGAAGCAGCAGAGCGTCCATCGCCGCGCCCACCTCGTCGAGGTCGTCGTCGAAAAGGTCAGCGTAGACGTCCAGGGTCATCGCCGCCGACGCATGCCCGAGCTGGTTCTGGATCGCCTTGACGTTCGCGCCGGACCTGACCATGAGGCTCGCGGCGGTGTGACGCAGGTCGTGATAGGTCAGGCCGGCAGGCACGCCGGCACGCCTCTTCGCCCACCAGAACCACTTCGTCCTGTCGTTCGGCTGCGCCGTGCGGACGAGATACCCTCCGTCCGGCGCGGGGAACAACGGCTCGCCGCCATCCCTTCCACCGCACTGGTCGCGCAACGGCCCATCCAGCACGCCCGGGAACACCACCCGTCTCGTCTCGCCGGACTTCGGCAGATCCACCACCACGCCGTGCCCCACCGTGGTCGCGCTCCTTCTGACGCTCAGCCGATGCCGGACGAAGTCCACGTCATCGACGTGCAGCCCGGCCATCTCGCCCCATCTCAGCCCGCACAGGCCGAGCACGAGCACCATCGTGCGGCGTTCGCCGGATTCGTCGGCGAGGCGGAACAACTGTTCGACGGTGAGGTACGTGTGGTCCTTGCGTTTCTTGCGCGGGGTCTCGATCCCGGCGCATGGGTTGGATGCGATGAGACGGTCGGCGCATGCGTCGGCGCAGATGCCCCGCAGTATGCCGAGGTTGCGCAGCACCACGGTCGCGCTTTTGCCCTGCGCCTGGCCGGTGACCCATTCCTGCACCTCGTTGCGGTGGATCGACGATAGCCGCCGGGCGCCCCATTTGGGTTCCACGTGTACGCGCCATGCGCGTTCCAGGGATTCCACGTAGCTCGCCTTCGAGGACACGCGTTTCTTCGCGATCCATGCCGGCCACAGGCCGCCGACCGTGACCCTGCCTGCCTGCGGGTCGATGAAGCCGCCCCGTGCGACCGCCATCGTCACATGCTCCGCGGCCCATTCCTGCGCGTCGCGTTTGCGCAGGAAGCCTCGCTTGCATGTCTGCGACCCGTCCGGCTTGCGGTAGGTCACCCTCCATCGCCTGCCGGCCTTCAGCATGTACGAATCGATCACCGCCATCACGCACCACCTCACGGCTCCATGCGACCTCGTGGAGCCTCTTTCAAATGTCCGGAACCGGAAAACGACATCGGATGACCGGACCGCGCATGCCTCCCATGGTTCTTTCGCCCGGCGGTGAAGTGCAGCATGATGCGCATGCGCTTATGACTGACATTGATTAACATTACTGACATTACCGGCAACTCGCCAAAAACGTTGACAGTGACATTACCCACCGGTAGATTGAAGGCAAAAGGGAGGTGCCGTGGACGATGAGCATGAAGACGATGATGGAATCGATGCGGCGCGGAGCGGCGACCGGAACGAGGATAGCGGTGACGAGACGCGTGGAGTACAGGTCACCGATCCAAGTGAAATCGGCCGCGGAACTCCAGACTGCGGCATGGAACAGGGTCGGCCGGACACTCCACGAGTCAATGGAACGGGAGAAGGCGTCCAACAGGTAGCCTTCCAATGGCGTTCCGCCCCACTTCCGACCGTCGACGAATTCGCCGGCTACGAACGAATCCAACCAGGAGCCGCGAACAGGATCATCACCATGGCCGAGAAATCGCTCGACGCGGAAATCGAAGCACAAAGAAAAGCAAACGAAGTCGCAGCCGACGACCATAAAGCGCAGAACATCTGCATGGTCATCGCCACGGCCGCGTACTCGATTCTCCCATACGCCGGATTCGGAAGCGCTATCGCCTGCGCCGCATTCGGACAACCGGTGGCAGCCACCCTCGGCACGCTCATCGGAGCCGTCACGGCCGGACCACAGATAATCCAGGAAATCAGAAAAAAGAGATAACAACAAGACCCCGGCGCTTGCGGTATGCGGGCGGCCGGGGGTTGGCTATATCTATTGGGTGATGAGAACGCTGTGATATCAGGCCTTTGGGAGCATTAGCGAGAGTTCGAGCTTCTTGGGTCCCTGTGAGATGAATGCGATGCAACAGGATGGGGATATTCCCAGCCGCGTCTTGTATTTTTCGTATTGGGTCGCGGTTATGTATCCGATTTCAATGCCGTCCAGCGAAGCCCAGTATGTGGGGCTCCCTTTGTATTTGCCCTTTGGGATCTCGCCTTTTTCCAATGTGACCCATACGAATGTGTCGACGCCGTATATTCCGAGCTTGTCCTGATGGAGTTCCTCTCCCAGAACTGAGACCTGGTGCTCCGCGTCCAGACAGACATAGCCGGTGGGACAGTCGTTCGCAGCGGACGGCGTCGTAGGGGAGCAGTGCAGGATGATTTCGTAACCTCCGCCATTCTTGTGATACACCGCGGCATCGCATGTCGGATATCTGAGGTTCCTTTCCATCAGTTTCATCCAAGGCTGCCATAGGCGGGTTTCCTCTTTTGCGATGTAGCCAACGAGGATGCCATTGATGGACACCGAAACCGCATTCCTGTCGTACTGGTTATTCGGCTCCCTTAATATCGCTGCGGTGAGCATAAGCGTGTTATCCCATTCTCCCATCGGAGAGATTTCGCGTTCATGCCCGCTGATGGCATTTCTGATTGATGACTGACGGTAACGCTCTCCGACGATTGAGGTTCTTCCAACGGGTGGCATGCGCACGGGCGTTAGACCATCGGCGTTGATGTCATCGATTGTTTCCGTGTCGTCGTCGACTTGGGTTGAGGGAGCGTCCGCCTTCTCGGCTACCGTGATGCAGACATAGGCAATCAACACTCCCAGTATGATGATGATTATAAACATATGTCGTGCTCTTCCCTTTCAGGCATATGAAATACCTCGCAATCTTGTCGCGGGGACTTTTCCGGAACGGCGTCGTCACGCGGTGTGGCTGGTCTCGTCGGATTCGGTTTTGACGGAATCGTGATTTTCGACTCCAGTATCCGCATTATGCGTGTGGTCGATGGCGGCGAGGATCCCAGATTCTTTGATGCCGTCCTTGACGGCCCATTTGATGACGAAATACTCGATCATACATGCGAAAACCGCCACGACGAGTATGAACAAGAAACTTTCTCCGGAGTCGAACATAACCTTTTTCTCCCTTCAAAAACGGTCAGACAATAGTCTACGCTTCACTGCACGCACACGCCGGAATCGTGGAGCAGCTGCCGATAGTCCGTCAGTACCTGGATGGTGACGCCGAGCTCCACGGCCATCATCCACGTATTGCCCTCGTACACCTGCTCCACCATGTTCACCGGACTGATCAACGCCAACGCGGTCTCCCTACGGCAACGGCGCTCGCACTTCAGCCCATACCGGCTGCCGCAGCCGGGGTCGTGGTGTCTGGCGTGGATGAGCTCGTGGCACAATGTGCAGCGACGTTGGCGCTGGTTGAGCCAATCGGCCAATAGGATGAGTCCATGCCGGTCGTCGTACAAGCCGCATATGTCGCGTGGAAGGTCACGCGACATGACTGACAGGCCCATGTATTCCGCGTTCCGGCGAAGCTCCGCGATGGTCTTGTTATCCACATTCCCCTCCTCTGAAAAGCACTTTTTCACTGTTTGTCAAGTTCTGCTTGACAGTTGGAGTGTCGTATGTGATGCTTGAATCAGCTCATCTGCCAAGTTGTAGAAGGAGTTTCCTGGGTCGCTGCGGCGGCCCTTGCTTTTTATTGGATTGCATCACCTGCTGATGAGGCATTTTCATATTGTCGAATCAGCTTGTTGTAACTGTGCTCGCGGTCGACGTAATAAGCGGTTACAAGAAGGCAATACTTCTTGTCCCTATGCGGTTCCAGTACGACAAGGTACTTTTCTGGAACGATAAGAATGTGAACTCTGTTTCGGTGTCCCTTCCTGTACCACCAAGCAAGTGGTCTCTCGCATACCGAGTATGAGCATTGCGGGCAATTGTTGTAGTGTTCGATTGTCTGTCGTGGGTACCTGATGCGTTCGCATCTGCGAAGGTCGACGTCGCGTTTTCCTGTGACTTTGTCGTCCACGCTTGTGATATGGAAAAATCCAGCCCATTTTCCATCGCTTTCCTCGAGCTGACGGCGTACGTTTACCCTCAGTCCATTGAATTCAGGATGGGAATCGATGAAATCGGATTTGAAAACTGAGTAGATGCGATCCTCATACAAGGGGAAATCCTCGAAGGGGGACTTCGGCATTAGCTCTGGTGTCCAATGAGGTGAAATCATGAGCGTTTCCCCTCCCAGACGAAGATGTTGAGCTTGCGCGTACCCAGGGTCGTTGACTGGGTGAGCCGGAGCCTTGATCTCCTGCGTATGTAGTCGATGATTTCAGCTTTCGCGCCTGATGGTTGGGGAATGGTCGTCCGGTTCGCCCTGCAGACGGCTCCGTTGATTACATCGGTGATCTGCATCATCTGCACTTCGTCCGAACGGATTGGCTGCACCTTCTTGATGCACTCGTGGTTGAAGTCACGATGGCTGTTCGCAAGCACTTCCTCTAGTTTTTCGGTACGTTGCGCGGAGTGTGTGTCCTTGATGTCCACGTACACGTTGTAGGTGTTTGCGGAATCGAACAGCCTGTCCAACATGGTGAAATACATCTTGTAGTACCAATCGTTGTGCGACTGGGACCATGCTTCATGATTCAGACGCGTCTTCTTGGACACAAGAACACGGAACCTCATGTCGTCATCCAGGAAGAAACAGTTCAGCAGATCCTTGTACAGGTCGATTTTCGGCATGCTGGCCTTCGTCCACTTCACTTCCGTACGTGCCTTGACGCCATAACGTGCCTTGATCTGGAGGATATTCTCCGTGATCTCCTGCCTTTTATCCTTGGGGATGATGAGGGCTCCAAGGACCATCACGTCGCTGTCATCGTGTTCCAGATGACAGCTCTCATCACAATACAGGTTGTATTCAGTCATTCGCGTTCCTTTCGATTCGTCATTCGTCTGGCGTCTCTGCCTCGAGTCGCGCGTTCGGATCTCTGTTCGCGGCCACGTCATAGTCCTCCGGGTGCGCGGCGATCCGATCCACCAGATCATCCGTGATCCGGGACTGGCGCTCGCGGGCTTCGTAGACGCGGACGGCTTCGATGATTTCGCTACGTTCTTGCCTAGCTCTTTTCATGGCCTCTTCAAGGCAAGTTGATGCGCGGCGATGGAACAGCATACACAATGTGACAAATTCCTGAAGTGATGGAGAACCCATTCTTTCGTGGAAGAGATCACCGAGTCTGGATCGACTGATGCCTGTTTCTTTCTCCATTGCTCGAAGAGACATGTGGCGTGGATCTTTGTCACGAAGTTCTCTGATGATTTGCATGGAAGCGCGATCCATCTCCGTCCATGCCCTTGGTGTCTTTGCCATAACTACATGCTATTTGTCCTTATTTAGTGACACGCCGTAAATTCCCGCTTGACAAGTGACTTCAAATGAGGACAATAACGAATATGACCTCATTTAAAGACAAAAAGTCAGCGGAGATAGCCACGAATGCAGCGGACGAGCTTCGCAGACTTGCCCGCTACGCAGACCGGTCACAGGAACAGCTTGCTTCCGAAATGGGCATCAGCAGACAGACGATGAACGTGAAACTCAACGGTGGGCCTCTTGACCTGACCGAGTTCGTGGCGATTGCTCTGAGCCTCGGGGAAAACCCAAGCGAAGTGCTTGGAAAGGCTGAGCAGACGGCGCTCGCCAACGCCTGAACTGAAAGGGGAATCCGATGGAACTCACTGAAATCGACATCCGCGAATTGACGGAAGAACAGTTTCACGCACTCTGTGAACTGATCGGGGAGGACTACCAGGAGATGGCACGTCTTGATGAGAACCCGATTCATGTGTGGTACTTGCCGGGAGACGATCTCACCCTGATCAGATACACGAAGATGCGGAAGCTCGACGGCAATCAGCTCGGGAGCATCCTCGGCGTCACGACCGATGATACGGAGGGACCGGTTTCATCACGGAGAACCGATGGGACGGATCATCCGGAAGCGTCCAAGTAATATGCACATCATCGTCAGAACCGGCCCACACTCCACGTTCGCGGAACACGAAGCTCGCTTCGGAACCACGCGAAATGTCGCCGAGCTCGTACTTCCTGCCATTCGAAAGCTCGACCCTCACATCCTTGGCATCGAACGGATTGTTGTTCGCGACGGAATGCTTGAGGTTCTGCACCTGACGGAGTTCCCACTTCGGAACGGACGCCTCATCCTCCTGGATGGACGCCTGGCGTTGCAAGGCATCCGCCTGCGATTCGAGGGCATGCACCTGATCGCGAAGCGCCGCAACCGCGGCATTCGATGCATCAATCCGCTCCCGCAACAGTTTGATGTCTTCCTCGCGTTTCCTGTCCTGTTCTTTTGAGCTTTTGTGCTCGAGGATCCAGCCAACGATCGTCACAAAGAGCGTGAAAACGAATGCGGCGAGCTCGATGCCGTGCTGCAAAAACCAATCACTCATGAAAACAATTCTAAGGAGAATCCAATGAACGATCTCAACATCGAGATTCCGGACGAGGAATGCGTCAAACTGTTCCGCTACGAGGATGATGACGGTGTCGCCGCGTATCTTCTGCTGTTTTCGGAACACGACATGAAAGCGGTCAAGCCGCGTATCGACGCGCAGCTTGACCACGAAATGGCGATGTCAGTAAATGCGTCCGGCTCTTTGCGCAGGGGCGTCGTCGACAGCCCACCACAATGCGTTGGACGGATTGATGTGGATGGTGTCCGAGCCGGTGCCCTTGACGGAACCGCTGACGGTCACGACCGTACCGTTCTTGGCCGCATCCATGAGGTCTTCCTCAAGGCTTGCGCGGTCCTGCACTTCGGCAAGAAGCACGTGAACCGGTTCTCCGGTTCCGGTGCCGAGTGTGAGTCTGTCGCTCATAATTCTTCTCCTAACTATTTGGCCCGCACGTCGCAAATGCGGGATGACACCGATTTTAGGAGAGGGCCGGGCGGTTCTCCTAACGCCGTCCGGCAACACACACGCAAAGGAGGCGCGTGATGGGACTGCCGCAGATGCTGACCACCGTCCAGGTGGCACGGCTCTTCGGGGCCGAAACCCCGGAGGAAATCAAGACCCGGCAGGCGTATCTGGCCCAATTGAGGTTCCGCGGACAGGGGCCACGGTTCGTGAAGCACGGCCGCATGATCCTCTACCCGCAGGACGCGGTCGCCGAATGGCTCGAGGCCGGCGAGACCGACTGCACAAGGAGCATGCGATGAGCTGGATGGACGACGGCGGATTCGTGATGAACCTCCTGCCGCATAAGAGACACCTCGATGGCGGCCCATTGGCCGAGATGCGGTTCAGCACGTCGAACGGCGTCGAATCGTTCCTGCTGACGAAAACCGAAGTGGAACGCGTCAGACGCGAATGCAACCGAATCCTCAAGGAAATGAAGGAAACGGAAAAATGAAAGGTAAGGAAGACCGATGAACGACGAAATCCGGAAGTTCGACTTCAAGGGCGCCGCACTGCGCACCCTGACCGACGGGACAGGGGAGCCCTGGTTCATAGCCAAGGACGTATGCGACATCCTCGAAATCGATACGAATCATCTCAGCGAAAGCCTTGAATCCGACGAGATGAATACCCTCCGTATTACGGAGGGAAATACCAGAGGCAATCCAAACAAGACCATCATCTCCGAGCCGGGGCTTTATCGCCTGATCATGCGCTCCCGCAAGCCGGAAGCCCGTGAGTTCCAACGTTGGGTCACGCACGAGGTGCTGCCCCGGATCCGCAGGACCGGCGGCTACATCCCAACGTCCGAGTCGGATTCGGACGAGGACATCATGGCCAGGGCCGTGCTCGTCGCGCAGAAGACCATCGAACGCAAGAACCAGCAGCTCCAAGCCAAGGACGCGCGGATCAAGGTGCTGGAACCGAAGGCGAGGTTCGCGGACGCGGTCGCCCATGGCAAGCATGACATCCTCGTGGCCGAACTCGCGAAGATCATGCAACAGAACGGTTCCGACATCAAGCCGCTCAGACTGTTCGAGATGCTCCGCCGTGACGGCTATCTCGTCAGACGCAAGGGCCGTGAATGGAACGCCCCGACGCAGAAAAGCATGGATCTGGGCGTGATCCGCCGTAAGGAGAGCACCATCACGCATGCCGACGGGCACACGAGCGTCAACTTCACGCCGCTCATCACCGGCAAGGGGCAGGTCTACTTCGTCAGGAAGTACTGTTTCCAACCCACGTTGGAAGCGGGCGCGTGATGATTCGTCTGGACAAGCCAAATGCTCTTGATGTGGTGACGTCCATTTTCTGCTCGATATCTGGAATATGTACGTTCGTCTGCGGGCTCAAATCCCTGGATCGGTTCCAGATTCTTCTCGGATGCTCCCTCCTGCTCAATGGATTCCAGGCTGGCGTTAGATGGGTGACACAGCGGGAACTGAATAGGAATTACCTGCTTATGAGCCGATTTGGGCTATGTACGGAACCGCCGCGAGAACAAGGGCAGGAATCTGAACGATGAGATCAGCGAACATGCCGCCCACATATTTTTCCTTGATTTCCTGCCAACGGGATTTTTCTTCGCTATGCGCTTCGGCTACGTACAAGGCGCCAAACAACCGCTGCATGGCGTCATTGAGCTCGAACGAGCTGCACGCTTCCCAGTCATTAATACATCGGCGAACCTCAGTCGTGAGATTAAGCACATACGACTTCAACACGGCCGGCATGGTCTTGTCGTCCTTCAAGCATTGCTCGATTTCAGAAAGGAAACAGGAGATGTTTTCCCTGTCACTGTCTTCCACTCGCACATCCAGCTCGACCCACCTGTCGGCGATGGTCTGCAAAGCCAGTACCGCCGCCGCATCCAATCGATTGGTCGAACCGGCCGATGTGCTGAAGTTCATACGATGTCCGTCGCTGGCTTCGTCGGAGAACGATTCCCACAAGGCCTTCCAGATGTTAGACGTTTGCGATTTCGCCATGTCGAGACGTTTCACACCGCGGGCGATCAGCGTGTCAAGCGTTCTTTCGGCGTCGCACATGGCCGTGTACGCGGACAGTACGTCCCTCCGGAAGCCGTCCGGCTGCGGCTCGACCTCAAAGAACTGCAGTAGGTATTCAGCTGCATTTGGCATTGATTCTTCTCCTAACTATTCGGCCCGCATGTCGCAAATGCGGGATGACACCGATTTTAGGAGAAAACCGGGCGGTACTCCTAACGCTGCCCGGCATCCCTCGATTATCGGCCCCGGCGGCGGGACCGTCCGAACAGGTAGGGCTGTATCACGATGAGACTATCCACCCGCATCAGAACAAGACGCATCCACCGCAGGCTCGACGCCGCAAGCTATGCGGCGATGTCCCTGTGGTCCGAAACGAGCCGAAGCGACAACCCCGACGAGGGAGAGCTGGCACCCGTCCTCTGGGAGATCCTGAAGGACATCGATGCCCTGAGGGACGAGACGCTGGAACTCGCACGACACGCCAACCGGAAGGAGGAGCCATGAGGCGTCTCCTGTCCGTGATCCTCATGCAGCTATTGGCCGTGGCGTGGCTGCTGGCCCTTTACGTGCTGTTCGGCACGTCGGCCTGCACGCATCCGATCGAGCATCTGCTCGCCGCGCCCCTGGCGGTCCTGCCGCCCGCCCTGCTCGTCACGTGCCGGCTGTCCGACAGTCCGCATGTCAGGCGCTGGCTCGCCGAGCATGGCGACGGCGACGAATAGGACCTGGGCGGCTCCCGCATTCACATTGCAGGCACTCGTCATTCGCCCCGCGGGAGCCGCCCACCCGTCAAGGAAAAGACGTTAAAACCGGCCGGACGGGTCATCTTCTCTCTTCTCCTCCCGTCCGTTCCCGCCGGGGCCCGCGATGGCGGCGGGCGCCATGGATCGGCGTGTCCGGGACACGCCGGCGAACGGATGACGTGGTCCGAAACCACGCCCCGGCACAAGCATCCACCAGACACGACAAGGAGTCCGCGAATGAGACAGACATACAGGCCGGAGGGCGAGCGGTGGTTCGAGTGGCCGCTGACGCCCGACAGCGTCGGCATGAGCTCCGGCGAGCTGATCGCGGAGCTCTACGAGACCATCGGCAAGCTCAACCATGACCGCGGCTGGGACCTCACCATGGTCGCGCCGGCGCGTTTCGGCGACGTCATCATCGACAGGCAGGCCGGCTGCCTGCGCGCCAGGTGCGCGTGGAAGGCCAAGGACCCCAGCCAGATGGGAGCCGAACCGTCCACCTACGTCAAGGAGGCATAGCCATGGCCGCAGAGACCGTCATCACCATTGTCGGCAACCTCACCGCGGACCCCGAACTGAGGACCACCGGCCAGGGCGCGCAGGTCGCGGGCTTCACCATCGCGTCCACGCCACGCAACCGGAACCGGCAGACCGGCCAATACGAGGACGGCGCGGCCCTGTTCCTGCGATGCTCCGCATGGCGCGACCTCGCACAGCATTGCGCGCAGTCACTGTCCAAGGGCATGCGCGTCATCGCGCAGGGCAGGCTTACGCAACGCTCCTACCAGGCGCAGGACGGCTCCAACCGCACCGTCATCGAACTGCAGGTCGACGAGATCGGCCCATCGCTCCGTTACGCCACGGCACAGGTCTCCCGCACCGGACACCGGCAGGCGGACGGCACCTACGGCAACCCGCACGCCGCACCGCCCGTGATCAACACCGGCACGGGCGGCTGGAGCCAGCGACCGCAACAGCCCGCGCAGCCGCCGGCGGACGATCCATGGGCCACGCCGCCGGCCGACCAGTCATCATTCGGCGGGTCCGGCACGAGCGGCGAACCGGACTTCTAAAGGGGAAGGAAATGAATCATGAGGAAAACGGAACAACAGGCGCTCATCCCGCAGGAGGCCACGCCCGACACGCTCATCGACCTCATCGGCAAGACACAGCAGATCACCAAGTCCGCGGCCATCGTGCTCAAGGCATGCCGCAACGTCATGGACACCAACACCAAGAAGGAGCATATCGACAAGTGGGGCGGCATCCACGCCATCACCGAGGCCGTGTACGACTGCGCGGACCTCGCGCAGCGCATCCTCGACGCGGGACTGGCCATGGAGAACATGTGCGCGAAGCCCGCCACGTCACGGCAGATGATCCTCATCGACGACCTGCGCCGCGGCCTCGACATGGACGACGGCGACGTGGAGGCGACCGTCGATCCGGACACCGGCGAAATCTGAACCACCGGAAGGAGAAGAAGAGATGTGGTTCATCATCGACGACCAGATGGCCGACGACAGGCGTATCCGCCGTCTGCCGCTCGCCACCGTGGGACTGTGGGTCAAGCTGTGCGTCATCCATTCCAAGGGCGTTTCGATGCAGGCCAAGGACCCGGCCGCATACCCCGGCCACTTCGACAAGCTCGATCTCAAGGACGCCGGAGGCACCATGAAACAGCTCCAGCAGCTCATCGACGCCGGCCTCATGGAGGAGCATGACGGCGGCTGGCGTCCCGTCTACGCCGAGGGCATCTGCAAGGAGCCCAAGACGCTCTCGCCGGAGCAGCTCGAAGCGCGCCGCAGGGCCGGAAGCAGGGGAGGACGAAGCAAGGCCGCCAACCGGAAAGCCAAGCAAACGTCCGGCAACCTGCTAGCGAACGGCCAAGCGAACGAGGAGCAGGACGGTAGCGAAACGTCTGGCAACCTGCTAGCGAACGGGGAGCAAGACGGTAGCGAAACGTCTAGCAAGTTGCTAGCAAACAGCCAAGCAAAAACGTGGCATAAAACCGATACCTATACCGATATACCCTTCCCGACCCCTCCCGCCGGCAAACCGAAGCAAACCGGAACCGAACCGCCGGACGCCGGCTACGGGCGGCTCGCCGAAACCTATCCCGGCACCGTCGGCACGAAAGGCCGCAAACCCGACCTCGAAGCCCGAAGCCTGTACGCGAAAATCGCCGAGAACCCCACCCAGCTCGCCCGACTCCAATCCGCCGTCCGCCGATACCGGCGAGCCGTCAACGACGGCCAAATCCGCACGGGACACATCCCACGGCTCAACACATGGCTCCGCGACCAATGGCAGACCTGGGCACCCGAACCCACCACACCAACCCGACCACACCGCCACACCTGGGACTGCGAACACGTCCACCGGATCATGGACCCCCACGAAAACGAATACGACCACACCGGCAGCCTCAGAGACGGCCATCCCAGCGAATGGTGGCAAGCATGCCAGGCATGCGCGGAAAACCTCAACCAACGAACCAGCAAGGAGAAGCAATGAGCGACTACCAGAGCAACCAGATCAAGCTCATCAACACGAGCCTGATCGACCCGCACCCGGACAATCCACGCAAGAACATCGGCGACGTGACCGACCTCGCCGCCAGCATCAAAGCCAACGGACTCCTCTCACCCCTCAGCGTCGTACCCAACGGCAGC